AAATTAAGAGCACAATTAACTAAAGCAGCACAATCTGCTGGATTAAAGGATACTGCTATTACAGATAATATTCTCACTACTAGAACTAGACCATCAAAAGATAGAACCAATATAAGCGATAAACAAGGACAAACTCAAATATCAACTTCTGAACCCGATGTTGAAACTCATACTTCAAAGGTAGTTGGTAAAAAAATTGCTCATCAAGAAGTACCTAGTACTGATCAAAATCTTAAAAGAAAAAAAGCGACTCTGGTTCGTGATAATGATGGATGGCGTAAAGAAGGAGAAAGTGAATCATCAAAAGAATATAAACAACGTAAAACTGAAACTAAAGTAAGAGAAAAATCTCAAAGAAAAGATGTAGAAGGTGAAGTTGCAGATGCAACTAAAAAAGTTACTGATCCTCAAAGACTGCAAAGAGTATCAGTATCTCAACATGATGATGAAGAAAGAAAGGAAAAGGTTGCACAATCGGCATCTGCAATAAGTGATAGAAGTAAAAGATTTCCTACTTTTGATAGAAAAGCAAGAGCGGCTTTACAATCAGGAGAAGGTAGAGGTGTTGTTAGAAGGGATCGAGCTCAAGTTAAATCCCAAACACCAGATGCTGATAAATTAGACAAACAAGGATCAAAGATTACTCAAATTAGTACAAAAACGGCAACTGATGAACCTGGAAGATCTGCTGCTGGAAGAGGAACAACTTGGAAGAAAAACCCAGAGACGGGAGAACGAAGAGATCCTGATGCTAGTGTAAAAAGACCCGGAACTACAAGATATGATGATCGAGCAGCACCTGGTAGATTACAACATGAAGCACAAAAAAAGAGAAATGAATTATTTTCGCGAAAATAAATACTAGAAAGGACAATAAATATCCATAGGTGATACTTATGGATTATGTCGCATTTGATTATATCAAAGAAGAATGAGGTGTATCTGCATGTCCAATCAGAGCCACACGTTTATTATGAATTAGCAGATCAATTTACCTTTGAGGTTCCTGGTGCGAAGTTTTCACCAGCCTATAAAAATAAATATTGGGATGGAAAGATAAGATTATTTAATACTCAGAAAGAAGAAATATATATTGGATTATTAGATAGAATAGTACAGTTTTGTAAAGATCACGGATATACTTACGAATTTAAAGATAGTAAGTATTATGGTTTGCCTTTTGAAGTCAATGAAATGATTTCTAAGGAAGGTGTCAAAGATTATATGACAGCAATCTCCAAATATAAACCTAGAGATTATCAAATAGAGGGAGTATACGATGCTCTAAGACACAATAGAAGACTATTGCTAAGTCCAACTGCCTCCGGCAAATCTTTGATGATTTACTCAATAATTCGTTACTTCGTGGAACAACAGAAAAATACATTGATAATTGTTCCAACGACATCTCTGGTAGAGCAGATGTATAAGGACTTTTCAGATTACGGGTGGGATGTCGGGTCATATTGCCATAAAATTTATGCAGGTAAAGAAAGAGAAACCGAGGCTCAAGTTATTATTACCACGTGGCAATCTATCTATAAACTCCCTCGTAAATATTTCCAAAGATTTAATGTAGTGGTTGGTGATGAAGCTCACCAATTTAAATCAAAATCCTTAGTTTCTATAATGACCAAACTTGGAGATGCCAAGTATAGGTTTGGATTTACAGGAACTCTTGATGGATCAGAAACTCACAAATGGGTTCTAGAGGGTTTATTTGGACCATCTTATAAAATTATTAAGACCGATGAACTGATGAAAAAAGGTCATTTGGCCACCTTGGATATTAATGTACTTCTATTGAAACACCCACCAACTAAATTTCAGACCTTTGAAGAAGAGATACAATATATTATTAATCATGATAGAAGAAATAACTTTATTAAAAATCTTGCTTTAGATTTAAAAGGTAATACTCTTATCTTATATGCAAGAGTAGAAGGGCATGGGCAACCATTATATGATTTAATAAATAATAATAACTCCATTGAAAATCGTCATGTATTTTTTGTTCATGGTGGTGTAGACACTGAGGATAGAGAACGAGTTAGAGATATTACTGAAAGGGAAACCAATGCTATTATAGTTGCATCTTATGGAACCTTCTCCACAGGCATTAATATTAAAAACCTTCATAACGTCATTTTTGCTTCTCCGTCTAAGTCTAGAATTAGAAATCTCCAATCAATAGGAAGAATACTCAGAAAAGGGGAGAAAAAAACAAGAGCTACTCTATATGATATTGCTGATGATATCAGTTATAGATCTCATCGAAATTATACATTAAATCACTTAATCGAAAGAATTAAAGTATATAATGAAGAGAAGTTTAATTATGACATAGTAAACATACCACTCAAGAACTAATGGGAGATGAATTTCACGCGATAATTAAATTAGTGTCAGGTGAAGAGATAATATCACTTGTACTACCGGATGAGAATGAGGAAGAGATTTTATTAATATTACAAAATCCTTTAATTATGAAAATGCATCAAAATGGTCATGGCCATTATATCAAAGTAAAACCTTGGATGGAATTAACCGATGAAGATTGTTTTATGATTACATTAGATAAAATTATTACCATGACAGAAACTAGAGATGAAAAATTAATTGATGTATATAATAGATTTTTAGCAGATTGTGCCGGAGAAGGATCTATGCATATTCCTAAATCTGCAGGTGAAATTAAACCTGACGCTACAATGGGATACGTATCTTCGGTAGGTACAGCTAGAAAAACCTTAGAAGATATATTTAAATTAAAAATAGAACCTAAAGAAAGCTAATATTCCTATCAACCCTCACAAAGGTTATTCTACTGATAATTGATTACCTTGTCAAGGCCTAAGTTTTGTGATATAATAAAAACAATTAAGAAGACGGGAACTCCGATGCTATGCCTAGAAAAAAGACGGAACATTATGTAAATAACAAAGAGTTGCTGGAAGCAATGATTGTTTATAGGAGTAAAGTTGCTGAAGCAAGAGAAAAATTTATTAAAAAGTATGATGTAGATCCTCCAAAGTCAGGACCATGGGAAGGTAAACCCACTATTTCAAATTATCTTGGATCTTGTTTCTTAAAGATTGCTACACACCTTTCATACAAACCCAATTTTGTTAATTATATGTTCAGGGAGGACATGATCTCAGATGGAATCGAAAATTGCGTTCAGTACATACATAATTTTGATCCTGCGAAATCCAAAAATCCTTTTGCTTACTTTACGCAGATCATACATTATGCATTTCTCAGACGTATTCAGAAAGAGAAAAAGCAATTAGATATTAAAACAAAGATAATTGAGAAGACTGGTTTTGATGAAGTCATGATGGTTGATGATACGGCATTATCTGGAAGTGCTTCAGATTATAATACAATTAAAGATAATATTCAGTATCGTAATAACAATAGATGAAGGTAGCAATTATCACAGATAGCCATTTCGGTGCCAGGAAGGGTTCTAAGCATCTTCATAATTACTTTGAACTCTTTTATCGTGATATCTTCTTTCCGTCTTTAGAAGAGCATCAGATAGACACTGTGATTCATATGGGAGATATATTTGATAGTCGTAAGGCTATAGATTTGCAAAGTCTTGAATGGGCAAAGAGGGTTGTGTTAGATCCACTTAAAAAGTATAATGTTTATCTTGCTATTGGTAATCATGATGCATATTATAAAAATACCAATGATGTAAATTCTCCTCAATTATTATTGAGGGGATATCCTAATATTAAAGTATATTCAGAAGCAACAGAAATATTACTTGATAAATTAAAAGTATTATTTCTTCCTTGGATTAATTCTGAGAATTATGAGAAAACTGAGAAGTTAATTAAAAAGACTAAAGCAAGGGTGGTTATGGGTCATCTTGAACTTAATGGATTCATTGCTACTCGTGGATTTACGATGGAGGGTGGAATGGATATTGGTATTTTTGAGAAGTTTGAACAAGTTTATTCTGGTCATTTTCATACAAGATCAAGTAAGGGAAATATCTCTTATTTGGGCAACCCCTATGAGATGTTTTGGAATGATGTAGATGATCCAAGAGGATTTCATATTTTTGATACGGAGACCATTACCCATACTCCAGTTAACAATCCATATAAATTATTCTATAAGATATATTATGAGGATACTAATTATAAATTGTTTAATGCTACTGAGTATGAAAACAAAATCGTAAAAGTAATTGTTCGTAAAAAAACTAAACCTAAAGATTTTGAAAGGTTTATTGATAAACTTTACTCAGTTGGTGTTCAGGATTTAAAAATTATTGAGAATTTTGATATTCAAGAGAATGAAGATTTTGATATTGATGAGGAGGAGAATACAATCTCTATTCTCAATCGTTATATTGATGAATCCGAGTTTGAATTGGATAAGAATATTATTAAAGGTATTTTTAAAGATCTTTATAGACAAGCTTGTGAGGTAGAGTAATGTTCCTTCTTACACTTAAATCTCAAAAAGATGAAGGTGCCTATGCTGTTCCAGACACGGATGGTGATAAGGTGTTATTTCTTTTTGAGGAAGAAGATGATGCTACTCGGTATGCTATGATGTTAGAGTTAGAGAAGGATGGAGATAAAGAAATGGATGTTATTGAAGTTGATGATGAGATGGCCATCAAAACATGTAAAATGCACAACTATAAGTATGCGGTAATAACTCCCGACGATTTGGTGATTCCTCCTCAACATGATAACATTTAAAAAAATTCGTTGGCGTAATTTCTTATCATCTGGGAATCAATTTACAGAGATAGATTTTCTTCAAAATAGCACTAATTTAATAGTAGGAACCAATGGTGCTGGTAAGTCTACTCTGTTGGATGCACTAACTTTTGTATTGTTTAATAAACCATTTCGGAAGATTAATAAACCACAATTAGTTAATACTACTAATGAAAGGGATTGTGTGGTTGAGATAGAATTTTCTATTAATAGTAGAGAATATTTGGTGAGAAGAGGAATTAAACCAAATGTATTTGAT